ACCATCCGAACAGTACTAAGCACATTGCTAAGTCGTCATGATAACCTTCATCTGCTTGATACGATCCTGCCTTTTCAATAAACGTTGATAACTCACTAATCGTATCAGCATCAAAAATTTGTAACTTCATTTCCTCTAGTAACGACTTAAACGTAAAACATCCCTGTCTTTTAACCTGCTTTGACATTTTGACACCAAAAGTAGTCGTTCTGCCAAAACCTGGAGACAGGTATTGTTTGTTAGCATCTCGAGCAGTTGTAAGAATATTATCATATTCTAAGTCGCTATGTAAAATATCAGCGACTTGCTGCCCAATATCATTTACTTCAATCAATACATGTGCGGAATTATAATCTCTCGCAACCTTATTTATAATATTGGGAAATAGGAGTGGGGCGATCTTGTTATCACGATACTTTGCCACCATCTTATACGGAACAGATGTAACATCAATTACTACTGCTGTTGAATAGTCTCCACCAATACCTCTGGCAGTATCAACAGTCATTGCATATGTTCTTTCTGGCATAGGTTCTTCAAAAATATCCAAACCATCCTTGGCATAAACTGGATCAATAGAACTCATATTACTGAGAGTTTTGGAGTTAATAAGTGTATTGCTAGAACCCAAGAAGTTACACATAACTTCCTGATTGAATTTCAATTCACCAAGTAGTCGTAGTTGTTCCTCTGCCCATGCATCATCACGTCCTGGAATTTCAGTGTATGGAATGAACATTGGCACAAAACCATTTGCACCTTTTTCTGCTTCATTCCAGAATTTCCAGAAGTGGTTGTATCCCAGCGGAGTTGAGGTCAGAAGAATCTTGGTGGTTTGACCAGCAGAAATTGTAGGATAAACTGAAGCGAAGAACTGTTCAGCAACGGTGTTTGGAATGATCGCTGCTTCGTCGATATACAACCAGTTAACAGACTTACCGCGAATACCACTGGTAGTTGTCGCTGAGGTAAATATCTTCGACCCGTTTTCTAATTCAACGTCACCCTTGTTCCAAGTCTTAACACCTTGTTGCATCCAAAGTGGTAAGTTTTCATACATGCCTTGGTAACGAGACATAACTTCTCTGGCAGCAGCAGTTTTGTTTGCCATAATAGCAACAGTTTTGGATTCTTGAAATAATGTATACCAAAGGATACATGCGGCGGCGACAATGGTTTTACCCTGCTGACGACCCTCCATCAGAATCGCTTTACGATTGTCTAGAATATGATGAACTTTACGTTTCTGACAATCGTAGAGTTTAAATAACTGAAGACCGTGATCGAGAGTAACGATTTGACAATAGTTTTCGATAAAATAAATTGGATCTTCTTGGCACAACTCAAGTTCTGTCAACTGCTCAATCGTAAAACTATGTTTGTGCCCGATCGGTTTTAAATTAATATTACCGTGGTATGAGGATTCTTCTTCAATCATGATCAATAATCTTTGTTCTTTCCGCTTTCAATGCCTTTAATAGATCTGAGGTGGATCCAGCAAAAACAATATTATTCTGGGTTTCAATATTACCCTTTGATGGTTGCTCTTCGCGCAGTTTCTTTTTCTTTGCTTGAAGATCTAATAGATCCTTGGCAGTGTCGCCAGTGGTTTTAATCAACTGTCCAACGACTTCATAGGCACGAGGACTGTCACTGGCAAGAGCAACACCCAGCATTCCATCAAGTGCTTGTTGACTTTTATCGATAAGAGTATTAAGTTTCTGGCGAGCAACTTGATAATCGTCTTCGATATCGTCGCCTGTGGGGATGTACACAACAGGAGTTTGAATTGGTGGAGCGGGTGGGATAACTACTGCGGTAGATGTTGGCGCAGATTGAGTCCCAAAAATCTCATCTAGTTTGTCATAGTTATTCAAAGAACTCATCGAATGTCTCCACATAGTCCCACGCACCAACTTCTGGTGTTACGTCGGATGGTGTTGTTGTCACTGTATATCTTTGTCCGTTATTAATATCAACAGCATCATTTGCGTATGTATTTGCAATAGCAGTTCTAATGATACCTTGCAGTTCGACTGGTCCATAAAAATTCAATCCAAGTTTGAAATTCAAAGTCCAAACAACAGACTGTCTCTGGGCATAATCGCCTTCGTATTGATCTTCATAATCAATTCCCTCCATCGTTATTTGCAAGTCACGCTTAATGCCCATCTCTGGAACATCATTAATTGTAACACAAAAATCTGGATTGAAGAATGGTAGAATCTGCTCAATAATTTGCAATCCATCATCTTGGTTCTTTGCGAAAACGTAAAGAGAAATCGACATGTCATATGGAGTGCTAGTAAACTGACTGCGCAACTTATTGGTATCGTCACCCGCACCTACTGCAATGTTTTTTGTCAGTATGTTAATCTTACGAGTTGGATTGTAACTGAGTCCAGTGATTTCAAACCCAATTCTTGGTAATGTAATTGCTATACTTGCTGGGTCAGTTGTGGGAACTGAGGCAATACGAGCAAGGAATTTCTGCTTAGTTGAATATGCCAACGGTACACGAAGACTCTGCGCATATTCTCCCTCAGAGTTTTTGCGCTGCACAACTATGTTGTTGAAGATAGTACCAAAGGCAATAATCGCTTTACGAATATGCGAGTGATAGAAAAATTTACCAGCGAACATTAGTTCCTCACCAACACTTCGCCGAATGGATTAATAGAAGTAAAGTCTAAAATTCCATCATACGCAAGAGTATCAAAGTCTTCATTGTTTGCCAGTGGATCAATTTCAGATATAGAATATCCTGCTAAAATCAGAGAATCACCAGAGTCTAACAATAGATCATCGCCACCCTCGAGTAAGAACTGATATGCATATTGATCTTCTGACTTATCATCGATAGCATCGATTTCTGCATTCCCAGTATTAAATCTCTCAGAACTATATTCAAAGACTTCACACTTCAATTTGAATATGTTAATCTTGCCCAGTTGATAGAACGGATTGAGAAAGTCAACATATTTAATTTCAAAAAACGTTTTAGTCTTTGGAAAATAAAGGATGTCGCCTTCTGATGGTCTTGTTGTCAGTTGCAGATCTTCAGCGTTATTCGCTACAGATTCTTCCCAGCGTCTCTTAGAAACCACAAAGGTTGCCGATGCTCTGAATTCGAATCCGAATTTAGTGAACAGATCACCCTCGCCTTCAAATCCTTCTACGTTCTCTAGATACATTTCCAGAGGATAATATTGGCTGAAGTATGATAGCGGATCTTCGCCAAAAATTGGATCTTGGTTAGCAATATTTCTTGGAAGATAGTAAACGTCGTGACCATAAATCTTGAGACTTTCAATGACAAGATCCTCCACCAAACGCTGTTCGCTTGTTGTTCCCGAGGTATTTCCAGACTGAAAGTAAAAATTAGTTGGCATCTCTTATCCTGTGTAGAAATCGACAGGGAGTTCTGACTTCAATTGCATTTCAGATTCTATTTGTTTAATCTCTTCGACTGCTTCATCATAGACTTGTTGACCATTAAGAGTAACACCACCTGGAAGTTGGATTCCTCCAAACTTCTTCATGTTCTCACCCCATTGACGTTTGATCAATGCAGTGGTATACATCTTTAGGAACATGTCGTTATAGACTTTAGTATATTCTGTTGGATCCAGAATGCGATAGCACTCAACAATAATGTAATCACCGACTTGGAATGTCTCTTTCCAGTTTACGTCAATATAAAGTTTATCTGTTTTTCTGTTGAAGCGAATTGAACGCTGTCCAGGAAAGATCTGGTCATACATCTGCAGAGTTGTTTTAACTTGCGAGTAATAAATTAGATCTGCCGAGAGAAGATTATACATGTCATTGAGTCTAAACTGATAGACCAAGTTGAACATGTTGTTTGGATTTTCCATACCATCGCTAGGAGCATTGAAATTGAACAACTTGATGATGCCAATTACTGCGTCTGGAATGGGAATATACTGGTTATCTAAATCACCAGCAGTATAAAACAGAGAAGATGCAAGCGTACGAGTAAATCCAGAAATCTCTCCAGTTACGTTTTCACTTGCTTGGAATACACCAGATGTCGCACCAACTGTAGCAATTGTGCCGTTTAATGAAACTAAAGTGCAAGATGCACCCGATGTTTCGCCGACGAGTTTTTCGCCGAGATTAAATGATGGGGAACTTAGTCCGCTGAATTTAAGAGTATTGCCTGTAATTTGGTGCTTCAGATAAGTTCTTTCAACACCATCAAAATGATATTCTTGAAAATACTGCAGTGCATCATCGACGCGATCAGAAACCTGATCTTCGTCTACGTTGATTTCAATTACTGGGAACCCTAG